TTACAGGAATAAGAATGATTTATAATCATGTTAAGGTGAAAGAATTTGAGAAACTGGAACAAGTTACTCGAGAAGATGGAGTAAGATTTTACGCAACACCGAATGGTAAAAAATATCCTTCGGTAACCACTGTTTTATCAGCACATGGTAAACAAGGTCTGATGGAATGGCGTAAAAGAGTAGGTGAAGAACAAGCAAATAAAATTGCAAGTGCAGCTGCAAGACGTGGCACTAAAATGCACTTACATTGTGAGAATTATCTTAATAATGTAAATGTGCTAGATACAATTCCAGTATTTCAAAGAGAATTGTTTGAAAGTATTATTCCATATTTACACAAAATTAACAATGTTCATGTTCAAGAACAAAGATTATATTCCGATCATTTAAGATTGGCGGGGACTGTAGATTGTGTTGCCGAATATGAAGGTCGCTTAGCAATTATAGATTATAAAACGTCTAGTAGACGAAAAGATAAAGATCACATTCATAATTACTTTATGCAATGTGCTGCATATGCAGTTATGTATGAAGAACGAACAGGGGTACCTGTAAGTAAATTAGTTATTATTATGGCAGTTGAAAACGATGATCCGCAAGTATTTGTCGAAAAACGAGATAATTGGGTAACCAAATTATTAGAGTATAGAGATTTATACGAAAAGGACAAACAACTTTTGACTTCTTAAACAAAAGGCGTTATAATAGAGTTATTGCTGTATGAAGCAAAGAGAAACAGATTCTGGACGCGGGTGCGAATCCCGCCAGGTCCACCATAAAGATTTACCGCCCGAACCGCAAAAGCCAAATTCTTGTTGCGGTAAAGGATGCGAAGGGTGTGTTTGGATTAGTTATTTCGAAGCACACAATCGTTGGAAAAGTCTTTATGATGGGCCTGAAATAGATTCGACAGGGTAAAGAGTACCAGAGTGGACAGCACATCAGAGTAGATGTTAAAACTAAAACAAAGTAAACGCAAACGACTCACAGTTTCGCATTGCCGCCTAAATAAGGTAGCTAGGGTTTCGGTTAGTTTCCTCGTAACAGAATAACTAACCATTTTACAAACACTCATACACACAAGGAGATTAAAATGAGTAATATGACACCGTTCGAAATTAGATTAGAACTTTTAAAAATGGCCAAAGATATGCTTGGTGACGATTACTACGGTAAACGTGAAGTAATATCTAACGATTGGTCTACTAAGGTAGAGACAGCTAAACATGCTGGCCAAACACCTCCGGATCACCCAGGCTTTCCAGCCTACCCCTCAGAAACTGATATTATTGCAAAGGCTCATGTATTGAATGGCTTTGTTTCTAACATTCCTCAAGATAATATAAAGACTATTAGTAAAAAGTAATCTGAAGGCAGGGGGAGAAATCCCCTTGCATAGATAAATGAAAACATATACACAAACATTTTTAGTAGCAGTATCTGCAGTATTGTTGGTATCAATACTAACACAAGTAACAACATCGAAACTACAAAATTTAAAACAACTAAATTTTAACGATACTAAAGCAACGGTTGCAGTTAGAGAACAGCAATTGGATTGTTTGGCAAAAAATATTTACCACGAAGCAAGAAGTGAACCATTCGAAGGTAAAGTCGCAGTGGCTCAAGTAACAATGAATAGAGCAGCAAATGCTGGATTTCCAAACGATATATGTAAAGTTGTATATCAAAAGAACGTAGTGTATGAAAAAGTTATTTGTCAGTTTAGTTGGTACTGCGAAACTTCTACAAAGACAAGACCTATTCACCAATCCGCATATAGAGAATCATATGAGGTAGCTAAGAAAGTATTACTTGAGGGATTCCGATTAGCTGGTCTAACTGAAGCACTTTATTATCACGCAACATACGTTTCACCTGGATGGAAACGACAACAAATCGCACAAATTGGCAATCACATTTTTTACAAATAAATTATGAACTTTAAATACCCCACACTACAAGATGTTATTAATTATTGCAAAACAACATTAACGGTTGCTACTGCAGAAACGATTTCATGGATTGGAATTGTTCTTATTCATGCCGCAACTGTGCCAACAATGATTTCCGTAATGTCTGGACTATCAGATAAGATGCCACCGGTTGATCTTATTTTGTTTATTTGGGCGGGATTATCTATGCTGTTTGTTAGAGCAGTAATACTTAAAGATATTCTTCACGTTGTAACAATCGGTGCAGGTTTTATTATTCACTCAACTCTACTTGCACTTATATTATTTAAATAAAATTATGTCTACATTAAAAGAACAAACACACGAAAAACATAAAGAAGCGGAAACGCAATCATTTATTAAAGAAATCTTTCAGAAGAGAGTTGATAAAAATAAGTATGCGGAATACCTCTATCAACTATACTTAGTATATCATGCAATGGAAAACATTGCAGGTCCAAAATTAGGTGCGTATGAAGGTATCCCTGGCCTTTATAGATCTAAAGCAATCTTTGAAGATTTTCAGGAATTAGCTGTACCAGATAAAACATATACGATTAAAGAATCTACATTAAAGTATATTCAGTATATCATGGACATTACTAAGCATGATGATTTAATTGCACATATGTATGTAAGATACTTAGGTGATTTAAATGGCGGCCAAATTTTTGCTAAGCTTGTTCCTGGTTCAGGCAAAATGTTTCAGTTTGAAAATAAAGAAGAATTAACAGAAAAGTTCCGAGCTAAATTAAAAGACGATATGGGCAAAGAAGCCTGTGTAGGATTTGATTATAACATACAAATTGTTAAGGAATTTAACTAATGTCTTTAGTATGGGATAAAATGATTCCGTTGTCTCAAAATATTCTTGAGACATTGGAACAAACAACAGATGATGAATTAAAATATACCGCAGAACAAGGAAAAGGATATCTTTGGGAAAATTATATTTTTACTTCGAAGAATTATCGCAGAGCCCATGTGGAAATTGTTGATGCGCGCGAAGCAAAAAAGATCTGGGTTATGCACATGACAATTTTTCCAGAGTTTGATGATCCTACTCCAATCTTTGGATTTGATGTAGTGTGCGGAGCTAGCAAAATTACAGGTGCATTCCATGATTTTTCTAAAAACGGAAATTGTGATTTGTATACTTGGTTTATTGATCGTTCATCTAAATTAGAATGGAATAAACCAAGAATATTGCCTGAGTGGGCAACTCAAATTTTTAGTCCCGGAATGATTGCGGCGGGCAATATATCCGAAGAAGAAGAATTGGACAAATTGTCCGATCTAGCTATTGAAAGCTTGCACGTTTACCTTTATAATGTAGGACAAGTAGAAAAAACCGGAGAGTCATATAAAGAGAGATACAACAACTATTGTAAATTTCAAAAGATGAATCCCCACACCCCAGCAATGATGACTACCCTTGGCATAGATCAAACTGTGTTTAGAACCTTTATGGATGAAATTTTATTTCCAGAGATCGAATGACAGAACTTAATTTAAATGAAGTATTGACCGACAGTTTAATTATTACCAAAAGATTCAGATCACAAAATGAATTCTCTTTGTATATTGAAGAAAAGGTCTTATCTGAAAGTATAGGATATATGGATGCAGTAATACAATACTGCAATGAAATTGATATTGATGTTGCGGCCGTTGCCAATCTAATTAATCAATCACTAAAAGATAAGATTCAAAATGAGGCAGAAGAGCAAAACTATATGAGGCCGCGTGGTAAATTACCCCTATGATAATGGATGAATATTCAGTTTATAAAATGTACTTAGCTTTGCGATTACATTTCACAACAGACAATTATGATGTAATTCAACAAAAGGGCAGAGTGAGGGCAAGTCGTCAAGCATATGCTAAGCGTAAAGATTTGTTCTCAATTAGAAAAATTGCAAAAAGCTATTCAGATGAAGAAGTTGCAAATTTTTTAGTAGCAAATTTTGTGTCAGGTGATCGCTGGGGCGGAATGTTTGATTTAGAAGCAGGTCAACGATATAAAGAATGGAAAAAGCGAGTCGAGAGTTTATCCTATAATTTCGAACAAGAATTGGATAATATTATTAATGATTTGGAAGAATCCAATCTAAAAATTGAGGATATTTTTGCGGTGTCAAAAGGTCAGCATCCATATATAATTAAAGCATTCTTACGAAACACAATTAGTATAGAAACTTTAGTGATATTGGAAAGACTAAATAAATTTACCGAGAGGTTTGATCGAGAGATTAGTGACACCGTAGTGTGGCCTGATGTTTCTAGACTTATTAAAAAGTACAAACCTTTTCTTTTAATCGACATGGAAAAATACGATGCAATCTTTAGAAGACGAGTTGGAACTAAAAACGCAAAAGATTAAGCGTTTAGAACAAGATATTTTAATGTTACAAGAATCGCTTTTTACGACTCAGGAATCTTTGAAAGAAACTCAAAGATACTTAATTAAGTTGGCGCACAGTCAAATGGAATTAAATAAAAGAATGACAGCTTGGCCTTTCCTAAAGGTTAAAGCTAAGGGTAAAGAAGATGTTTAACTTTAAGGTAGGAGCCTTGATTTTTTAAAATGGAAAAGTTTAAGAAGAACGATTATAATGATCGTGAGAAGAAAATGCGCCGAGTTGAAAAGGGCACACAGAAGATTGACAAGCATCGAAAGATTATATATAATGTAGCATCGTTCAATAAAGACGACGATGCGTTTGATGAGTACCTAGATTATGCATACGCTAATCAAAAATTTAAAAAACGTTAATACTAAAACGAAAAACCATACACCGTTAATACGAAAGGACATACTATGGCATTCACATCACTAGCAGATCTCCGCAAATCACGAGGCGGCTTCGATTCTTTAATGAAAGAAGTTGAAAAGATCGCAAATCCACAATCCGAATCTAACAATAGAAATGACGACCGTTTCTGGCAACCTGAGGTTGACAAAGCGGGTAACGGCTACGCTGTCATTCGCTTCTTAGCTCCTCCTAAGGGCGAAGAACTTCCATGGGTTAGAGTTTGGAATCACGGTTTCCAAGGCCCAACAGGGAAATGGTACATTGAAAATTCACTAACAACTATTGGCAAGACTGATCCTGTATCTGAGTTTAATACTGAGTTATGGAATTCTGGCTCAGAGGCCAATAAAGAAGTTGCTCGAAAACAAAAGCGTAAACTAACTTACTACACAAATATTCTTATCGTTCAGGATTCTAAGCACCCTGAAAATGAAGGCAAAGTATTTTTGTTTAAGTTTGGTAAAAAGATTTTCGACAAAATTAAGGATGTTGCTGAGCCACAGTTCGAGGACGAAAAGCCACTTAATCCGTTCGACTTTTGGGAAGGTGCAAACTTTAAATTAAAAATTCGTAATGTGGAAGGATATCGCAATTACGATAAATCAGAGTTTGATACACCAAGCCCAATTTCCGAGGATGATTCTATTATCGAGAATATTTGGAATAAGCAACATTCTCTTACAGCGTTTCTTGACCCTAAAAACTTCAAGTCATATGACGATCTTAAGAAAAAACTAGACATGGTTCTTTCTGGAGGTACATCTGCAATTAAGAAGGCAGAAGAAGTTACATTGGGTGAAGATGCAAATTATGTGCAACCTGCAAC